AATTAGTGCTATGCCCTATCAAAATGATAATTTCTGTAAATATTGTTTTTCTCCAAATATTACTTTTGCATATAGAGATATTTTTAAGAATGATTGCGGTATACTACCAAATTATCATTTTGTAAGTTTAGCAAGAATACCAAGAGAACATAGAATTATAGCCACAGTAGAAATATTAAATCGTAATTTACAATCTTATGGCAATATGAGTTTAGGCAGTGGTCAATATTTTATTACAGGTGAAAATCCTATAGATGAAACATTGCACCATTTTTTACCATTAAAATTTAGAAACTATTTTCGCCTTACATATCATAGAAAATATGATAATGTTTTTCCAATGTATATCGATGAAAAAGTAGATAATTTTAACGAAAATAATAAAAAAATGATGGATACTACCGATGAAAAAATAACTACAGCATTTATTAATTTTGTTTTAGAAACAACATTTGAAAGAATTTTAGACCCAGAAATAAAATTACCATCATGGGAAAATTATTTTCCGCTTGTAAGTGAAAAATCAGTTAAACCATTTGCATATGGTCAAGTTCCAATATTTGTATCATTTTACCACAATGTAAAATATTTACGTGAGTATGGATTTGACTTATTTGACGATTTAATTGATCATAGCTATGATAATGAACCCGATCCTTTAACAAGAATTTTAATGTGTGTTGAACAATTACACAAAATTTGTAATTGGAAATTAGAGGATTGTCGCAAATTTAAACAAAATAATATTGAAAGGTTTGTAAACAATCAAAAAATATTGCAATTTTGGGAAAGAAATAATTATAAAATATCAGTTTATAATTTACAAAATGTTCTTGATAGTTATGACAATTGATATTGCCAAATTAAAAATTTTATGATACAATAAAAAAATGAATGAACTTCAACAAATTGCAAAAGAAGCTAGACGTGACATGAAACCTGGCACACATGTATGCAAGTACTGTAATCAGGGTTTTGTTCGTGAAAGCACTTTACAAGTTCATCAATGTGAACCTAAACGTCGTGACCAACAACGTGGCGAAAAAGGTGTCATCATTGGTTTTCAAACATGGTTACGGTTCTATGAACTTACACAAGGTTCAGCAAAGTTAAAGACATATGAGGACTTTTGCAATAACAATTTCTATAATGCATTTGTAAAGTTTGGGCGATATTGTATTGCAATTAGTGCAGTCAATGTTAAACAATTTATAGATTATGTGTTAAAGAATCAAATTAAGATTGATAACTGGTGCAAAGATAAAGTTTATGAAGAATATCTTTATGGCATTCTGCGCAGCGAAAGTTCAAGCGATGCACTAGAACGCTCTATCTTGACTATGCAAGAATGGAGTGAGGAAAGCGGCAATGACATTGCTGCATATTTTACGACAGTAAGTTCCAATCGTTTTGTTCAGCATATACTAAATGGTCGTATAAGTTGTTGGGCAATCTATTGCTGCGACAATGGCATTGATAAACTTGGAACCTTAAGTGAAGAACAAGTCACGCTGCTTATGCCATGGATTGATCCAGAATTTTGGCAACGAAAGTTAAAAGATTACCCTGCTGATGCTGAAATGACAAAGCATATATTATCACAAGCTGGTTTTTAATGTCACAACGTTTTATAGTAGGCAATGGTTTATCGCTGAGTGAAGTTCGTGAACTAAGTGATGATATCTATATCATAGATTTAATACAAAACAAAAGTATACTTGTTATTAGTAACGTATCATGGTGGGTGGCCAATGAAGGGGATATTAAAGCATGGTGCGATTCTTCACTTACTTCATGGTCACAAAAAGGCATGATATTAGGTTTTGTTAATGATGAAGAACGCACACTTTTTTTGATGAGATGGTCATAGAGATTTATAAAGTTCTTGCACTCCTCCATCAAAGTTGCAATTTTTATCTTGTTTTAAAATATTTAAGTACTCTTTTAATTGCGCATAATCAACATCAGGATTATTATCAATTCGATTATGATTCCAATATTTTTCAGTCATATGTTGTCGTCTATCCATAAACTGTACTTGATACCAAAAATCAAACTTATTAGCAAGTTCTTTGAAACCTAACAAATCTTGATAGTTTTCTCTTTGTAACACTAACTGTATCATGCCTTTAATTCCTAGTTCATGGATCATTTCAATGCCATCCATCACTATCCCCCAATTTCCACCTCGCACAATTTTGTAAGTTTCAGGAGTAGAAGCATCAATACTAATATTAATTAAATTAATTCTATCTTTAATTTGTAATATTTGACTTTTGCGTTTGCTTAATAAATTGCCATTTGTTTGTAACATAAATCTCCAACAATCTGGAACTTTATCACTGAAGATAAGATTCATGTAACTTTTACTTACAAAAATATCTCCGTATCCATCGCATGCAATTTCAGTAATGTTCTTGTAATCTTTGTATGAATTTACTAAACTTGATAATATTTGAGTAACTTGCACATTTTCTTCATTCTTATAATGCAATTCACTTCTGCAACTTCCGCATTTTAGGTTACAATTATATTCAATTCCCAAATTAATGTATGTCGGTAAGTAAAAATGTTTTTTAGATTTTACTTTTAATAAATCTAATTTAGTTGTGTTAGGAAGATTATTAATCTTATCACATTGACCAACTTTACACCATCCAAATTTTCCATCTAGCACGCTATTACGTAATTTTTGCAGATTTTCACTATTGCTATAGATTTCTTCAAGCGGTGTTTTTAAAACATTGCCAACTACTAATCTAGTCCAATCAACACATGGACAAGAATAAACATCGCCGTTGTTATCTATTGTAATTTTTGCCCATGGATCAGAACAAAATTTTCCTTGTAAATTTTTTTCGTGATATAAAATTTGATGATGGTTAATAATGTCTAGCATAGAATTATTTATTGCATAAAATTGCACTATCTGATATATTAACAATATGGACATTGACATAGACTTTGGAAACCGTGAGGATATCTTGAAACTAATCAAGCATATACCTGCGTCTATACGCCGTGATGGTACGGTTATCAAGCATAACACTGGAGTCTATGTCAATCCCATCCCCCAAAATCCATTTACTGGATTAAGTAATGTTGATTATAATGACGCCGAAGAACTTGGTTATATGAAGCTAGACCTATTGAATGTTCATGTTTATAATTCAGTTCGCAGTAACGAGCATCTTGACGAACTCTGTAGCCGTGAACCTCAGTGGGAATTATTAAAAGAAAGGAATTTTGTTGCCAAACTTATTCACTTATCAAATCATTATGATATTATACAGCAACACTTTCCTGATACAATGGATAAGCTGGCTATGGTTTTGGCTATTATACGTCCATCAAAACGATATCTTATCGGAAAACGATGGAAGGAGATAGCCGAACAAATTTGGCTTAAGTCAGATGATGGTTACTATTTTAAACGTGCGCATGCATATTCTTATGCGCAATTAGTAATGGTGCATATGAACTTGTTAACCGAGACGCTTGACTAGCTGAACTACACGACGTTTGGTTCTGCGTTCTGCAAGTTTTGCAATACTTACAATGTGACCCTGTTGATCTTTTATATCTTTAGTTGTTAGTGTAACTGTACTATAACGAAAAGGGTTCCAACTGTTTTTTAAAAATATATTAATGGGTATTAAACGATTAGATTCCCACCACCATATTTCTGCCATTTCTAAGAAACCACGTTTATCTTCTTCTGTTCTTAGTTTGTTAAATGCATACATTGAAACAATATCTACATCATAATTTTGTATAATGCCAATATAGTCACTGTGAGTGTATTTTATATAAGTTAGAAAAGGGTATTGTTCAAGCATTTGTTCAATAGAAATCATAATAAATAAGCAAGGAGTCCATTCTGTGCAGCAAATCGTCGGTTATTTATATCCACAAATCATTACAGTTGTTAAGAATGCTGACTACACACCTCATAGGGAAAACCAACTCGTGTATGCAAAACCATTACAACTATTTAAAGGTGTAGATAATAGATTTCAGTTCTTAATTAAAAATCAAGACCAAAAACCTGTTAGTCTGTTAGATAGTACAATTCTATTTAACTTGATTGATCCTACTACAAAAGAATTAGTTTTTAGCAGAGTTTTACAAGTTGTTTATTCAGACAAAGGCAGCGCAACTACTCTTATTGAAGGAACGCTACTGGATGATATTAATTCAGGTCTATATAATTACAGCATTGTAGTTACAAGTCCAGAAGGCGAAGCACAAATAGTTTTTTCAGACGATAATTACAGCGCACAAGGACAAGTTAGACTTAATGATGGTGTATATCCTGCATTTGTTCCAAGCGCAAATGTTACAATTCAAAATTATACAAATGATGTAAGCACTAACTACCATAATGTTGCATTTACTAGTACAACATTAACTGCTGACCGAGTTAAGGGTCGTGCAGTATATCAAACAGTTCAATACAACACAAATGGATTTTCTGGCAATATTGAATGCCAAGCAAGTCAGGATACTATAAGTGTTAGCAATGCTAACAATTGGGTTACAATTAATACTGCAGTGTTATCAAATGCTTCTGGAAATCAGTACTTTAATTTTCAAGGCAAGTACAGCGCAATTAAATTTAAGATTACCCAAACACTTGGTGCGGTAAACTATATACTATTTCGCCCTTGACTTTTGTATTAAAACTGTTATAATAAGTTCATGGAAATCACTGACCAAATCATGCAGCATTTGCCATGGAAGCGAAAATCCACGCCTAGTAAGTGGGTTAGTTTCAATGCTGTTTGCTGTCATCACAATGGACACAGTGTAGATACTCGTGGTCGTGGTGGCGTTATGCCTACGCCAGAAGGCGGCATCACTGCCCACTGCTTTAACTGCCATTATACTGCTTCTTGGCAACCAGGCAATCGTTTATCCTATAAAATGCGACGTTGGATGAGTTGGCTTGGCATGGGCGATGATACTATATCTCGCCTTAGTTTATTTGCGCTAGCACAATCTACGCCAGATGCACCAAAGGTAGAAGCACGTGAGTTGCCTACCTATGAACCACGTGAACCTTGTCCTGGTCGTCCTATTACAAGTTGGTTAAATGATGGATATATCAATGAAAACGATTATAACAGTCTTGAAATGGCTATTAATTATCTTGATAGTAGAGGTTTTAGCGATAAGCTATCTGATTTTTACTGGACAGACGACCCTGCTTTAAGAAACCGTGTGCTTGTTCCATTTACTTGGAAAAACAAACCAATGGGTTTCAGTGGGCGATTATTTGAGGATGGCAAGAAGAAGATAAAATACTTCTCTAACTATCCAAGTAATATGATATGGGGCTATGATTGTCAGCACCGTGATGCAAAGTTTTGTATTGTGGTTGAAGGATTGCTAGATGCTGTTGCCATTAATGCGTTAGCAATTTGTAGTAATGAAATCAATGATGGACAGGCTCAAGTTATTGAAACACTTGACCGTGATATCATTGTTGTGCCTGACCGTGATAAAGCTGGCATGGCAATGGTCAATGCTGCATTAAAATATGGGTGGGGAGTGGCGTTTCCTGATTGGGAAAACGGCATTAAAGATACTGCAGATGCAGTTGCCAAGTATGGTCAGTTGTTTACTATGCGCAGTATTTTAGACAGTGTTCAAACTAATAGATTGAAAATTCAACTCCATACTAAAAAATGGTTTTGACAATCTCAGATGAAAAGTATATAATTACATAATGGCAAAAACATACGATAGCGCAATACAGAAGTTATTCGTTGAGATGATGTTAAGTGATCCGCAAAGTTATGTGCGTGTTCAAAACATCTTTAACCCAAACAACTTTGACCGTAGTTTGAAGAGTGCAGCAGAGTTCATCAAAGAACACTGTGAACAGCATACTGTTATGCCACTACTTGAACAAATCAATGCTGCTACAAACAATACTTTTCAGCCTATACCTGGTATGACAGATGATCATACTGCGTGGTTTCTAGAAGAGTTTGAAGATTTTACCAAACAAAAAGAACTTGAACGTGCTATTCTTAAAGCAGCAGACTTACTTGAAAAAGGTGACTTTGATCCTGTTGAAAAATTAATTAAAGATGCTGTTCAAATTAGTTTAACCAAAGACCTTGGCACAGACTATTTTCTTGATCCAATTGCTCGTCTTACAAAGATTAAAGATAATAACGGGCAAACTAGTACAGGTTGGAATGCACTTGACCAAAAGTTATATGGTGGATTTAATCGTGGTGAACTTAACATTTTTGCTGGCGGATCAGGTTCGGGCAAATCACTTTTCATGCAGAATATTGCATGTAATTGGGTATTGATGGGTCTTAATGGCGTTTATATCACACTTGAATTGAGTGAAGAACTAACTGCTATGCGCATTGATAGTATGCTTACAAATACTGCAAGCAAAGATATTTTTAAGAGCATTGAAGATATTGAAATTAAAGTTAGAATGGTTGGCAAAAAAAGTGGTAAGTTTCAAATCAAGTATTTGCCAGCACAAAGTACTATCAATGATGTTCGTTCATATTGCAAAGAACTTCAAGTTCGTACAGGCAGTAAACTTGACTTTATCATGATTGACTATCTTGACCTGTTGATGCCAGTGAGTGCAAAGGTAAGCCCAAGTGACCTGTTTGTAAAAGACAAGTATGTAAGTGAAGAAATTCGTAACTTTGCAAAGGAAATGGATATTCTACTTGTTACTGCATCGCAGTTAAATCGTGCAAGTGTTGAAGAAGTAGAGTTTGACCATTCGCATATTAGTGGTGGTATTTCAAAAATTAACACTGCTGATAATTTATTTGGTATTTTTACAAGTCGTAGTATGCGTGAACATGGCAAGTATCAATTGCAATTAATGAAAACTCGTAGCAGTAGTGGCGTTGGTCAAAAGATTGAACTTGAGTTTGATATCGATAGTTTGCGCATTCGTGATTTGCCAGATGATGGTGATACTCACCAGTTTAAGAAGCCTGTTAGCAGCATCTTTGATGGTGTAAAGAATAAAAGCACTGTAACACCAAGTGTGACAGAACCAGAAGAAAGCGGCAAAATTGTAGCAGATGTTAATAGCAGTAAGTTAAAACAAATGTTGGCTAATATTAAGAAAACCTAACACTTTTTACATACTGATGCTGTTTTATCTTTTTTATAATTAGTTCACGATCATCGTATACTAGTTCCCCAAGTTTGATTTTGCCTGGTTTCAATTGATTATTGTATTCTGAATAACCTAATTTTTTAAAAAAATAGTAATTTTTAGTATAATAATTTGTGCACTCTTTGCTTATCCATTCTGCATCTTCATTAGCAATATCACTAAATCTTACAGTAAAATCTGCACTGTAATAATTCCACGGTTTAAAAGCATCATCATCAATGTATTCATCATTATCACGAACTAAATCTTCAAGTGTTTTGCCAATTTCAACATAATTTAAATATAAATCACCAAACTTGTATTTGCATGTCATATATTCAAAAT